AAGATGGAAGGCGATTTCTCCAAACGAGTATCTTTCTCTAGCTTTGTATCTTACGTTGCCTGTTGAGAAATCGCCTTCCATCTTAGTTTGGATAGGTAATCTTTCAAAGTACTTCATACCATTAGGCACGTCAGTGTTAATGTACCAAGAATCAGTATCTGTTAGATAGTGATTTACTCTGTATCCTTCAGGGATCATTCCCATGTTCTTAAGAGCATTGATATCATTATCAGCTGTACCAACTCTACCTTGAGATTTTAATAATCTCTCAGCATTGAATTGGTTTTCAGAAGGAACAATCATTTTCATTCCTCTAGCTGCGATTTTAAGACCTCTTTCATCAGTTAGTGCAGCAATGTCAATCAATGCTTGCTCTAATGATGTTTCGTTAAGGTCTGCCTGTGTAGTTAGCGTGTTTGAAAAAGTTCCAGCGATTGTTGGGTGTGCTGTATTGAACAAAGACACGGCATCTCCAGAATCATAGTTATCTGTAGTAGGTAACCCTTGATTTAAAGGTACTGCTGCCTTGATCTGTTTAGCATTTGCCATCGATCTCGCTAGCGCTTTTGTATAACGAGACGAAAGTCTGTCATACAGGTTGTCTTCCATTGCTTCTTCAGTCAAAGCGAATGCAAGAGCCACTGTTTCGTTAGTGTATCTTGCAGTAAATGTTTCTTGTGCATTGTCGTATGCAACAGCTGAACCCTCAGGTTTAACATATGCATTAGCAAAGCCAGATAACATTACTTCTTCTTCAAAAGCTCTGTCAGATGATTCAGTCACATAAATTTCTTTATGCTCTTGATCATATCTTTTGTATTCCAAGCCGAATAGTGCATTCAAACCTGGCTCTAGTTCTTTAACTAGTTGTTGTCGTGATATTGCCATAATTTATTTGCTCCTATTAAGCCGCACCGGCAGTTCCAGAACCAAATAAATGTTCACAAATCTGAACACGCCAATTTACATTAGCTGCTCCGATTTCGTCATTTTCTGGGTCTCTAGAGACACCGATAACTTTAAGTTGTGCCGGACCTGCTCCAAAAGTGTCTGCAGATTCAGCGGTTGATAATCCGTCTCGAGTTCTACCACCATTCGAAGCAAGATCGCAAGTCATGTAAATGTCTGCTTGAGCAGAAGCACCTGTAGCAGCTGATTGAATTTCAAACATCTGCATTGGGCTGTCATAAACAAAACCCTCAATATCTTTACTTGAAGGAGGTGTAATTGCTCCCGGGTAGTAGTTCTTAAACGTAGGTTTTAGTGTAGTGGGATCAACATAAAAACATCCCCAGAAAGCACCCACATTTAAAACGTCAGTGAGACCAGCAATATCAATATATCCAGTAGCAGTTGCGCTTACTAGAGAACCTTGATACATCGCGCTGGCTTCACCGGCATCAATCCAATGTGAACTGAATCCAGTAGAGTCATCTTGTTGTCCAACTGTCTTTAACGGTCTAAGACCGAAAGCGGCATCTTTATTTGCCATAGTTGTTTCCTCCGTTGTCACCTGTCCCGAAGGACTTCCAGTGACGGTTAATTTAAATTCGTTGATTAGTAATTGTTAAAAAACTTTACTTACCACCGAAAGATTTGCTAGAGCGGCTATCATAACTGATAGGCATGCTCGGGTGCTGATCCTTCAGTAAATCGGTTTTGAGAGCATCGTCTCGTTCTTTAGCTTTGTCGCTATAGTACTTTTGACGTGCTTCGGCGATTTCGTTCGGTATTCTGGCCAGCAACAGACCTCCAACTCCAATGATTCCCTTATGTTTGCCGTTTGTAATGACTGGATAATCTGAGTTTGCGTACTCTGACGCGCTAACTAAAACATATCCTGATCTTAATTTACCAGCAATATTTTTAGTGTCATCAAAGCCCAAACTTTCAGCTCTTATCCATCTATGTCGAAATCCATCCGGCGCAGGTGGTGCATCTAAAGATGAGGGTGGTGTCCATTCGACAGGTCGCTTTGTAGCTTCCCGTGTCTCAGACGCGCGAGGGTCTTTTTTAACTTCTTCTGTAACTTTTGTAGTTTCAGTTTTAGTTTTTTTCATATGCAATTTACTCCTCTATTACGTTTAATTGTTTAGCATATTCTTCAAGTGGCACATTCAGTTTTTTAGCAATTGCTACCTGTGATGATGTGAGTTTCACAGTTGTGCGACCAGTACCTCTTTTAACGTTTCGCGTAGCTGATGCTACAGTTTGTGTAGGTTTAGTCGTTTGTTCTGTTACATTACCAAATTTATGGGGGAATTCAAGTTTTATTCTTCTATCTAATTCTCCATAATAATCCTCAGATTGAGGATCGTAACCTTCCTCTTCAACCAATTTTTTGTGCATGTCAAACGCAGTGTAAGTCATAGCGTTATCGCTACCAAACCACTTGTTTTTCCCTGCCCATTCAGTTGCTCTTGCATCTGGTTTTGGTCTTTGAGGATCTTGTTGAATATGTGTTTGTTGATTTAATTCACTCTTCTCTTTAGGTTTTTTGGCTTCTTGATTAACCTTCATTTCAGCCAGTCTTGCTTCTTCATAACCAAGTTTAGCAATTTCTTTTTGTGCATCAACTTCGTCGTTTATATTTCCAGCTTCTCTAGCAGTCGTTAATTTTCCTTTAGCTGCTTCAAGACCTGAAGTGATTCGACTCTCCATTTCAGATACATATCCGGTATCTAATTTAGACAATCTCTCTTTTAAAGTTTTTTGTTCTCCAATAACTGTACGAGCATAACGTGTTGCTTCATCTCTTTGACGTTCAGATTCACGCATACGTTTAGTAAGTTTGGCGATTCTTTTTTTAACGCCTTCCCCATACTCTTCTAGTTCTTTTTCTTTAGGTGCTTCTTCTTTAGGTGCTTCTTGTATAAGTTCTTTAGGCGCTTCTTCTTTAGGTGCTTCTTCTTTTACTTCTACTTCACCTTCTGGTTTAACTTCAGGAACCACTACTTCTTGGGCTCCTTCTTTAACTTTTTCTTCAGGTAAAGTAACTTCCACATCAGGTCCATCTGATGGCAAGTCTATCATATTATCTTTTTCTACATTTGGCATAGTTCCTCCCTATGGTTAATATTCATGCAAGATATCCTCTGGATTCTCGATGGTTGCTAAAACTTCATCGTCGTTTAGTAGACGAACTTCACCGCCTTCTATTTTTATTCTAGAGCCTGCATAACGTGCAAACATTATCCAGTCTCCTACTTTACACCATGGTCCATCAGGAAATCTTTTTTTATCTTGATAGGCATGAGGTCCTACTGCTAGGACATTTGCACATTGAGAAGCCACTTGTTGACGTTCTAATGTATCTTGTCCCATGAGGATTCCACCTTTTGTTTTTTCCTTCATTTTAAAAGGTAAAATTAATATTCTCCAACCGGTTGGTTGAGGTAATTTTTGAGATTCGTGTGTAACTTCTTTTGATTTTTTTACACCAATAAGATCATTGTTTGGTGTTAATATCGATGACTGTTCCTGTGTTTTCATTATCTTCTGGCTCCTTGTCCGTTAGCAGGGTAGAGATTTCCTGTGAAATTGCATCGTAAGCACGAAGCTGTCCTATCATATATTGGTATTTTTCGTAGTTGTCAACCTGTCCATTTAAGATGGCGGTTTGCACATTTTTTTGTGTTTCTTCGACTTGTTTTTTGAGTTTGTAAATTAGATTTACGCCGTCCATTATGATTTTGTAAGAGCTCTACCTAATCCTCTAAGAGCTGCTCCTCCACCTCTAAAATTTCTAACAGGAACTCCTCCGCTAGGATAACCAAATCTATTATTTCCTAAAACTGGTTTGTATCCAGCAGCATGACTCAGGCCACCATTGGCTAAACCAATGCGACCACCATCTGCAGCTTTTTTTCTATTCATTTTTTTAAATGTTTTAGCTAGATTATATCTTTTAGAACCTGGGGGACATGTTTCACTTCCAAACTTCTTGCCTGTGCAAGGTTTATCTTTACGCATGTTTTTAGTTGCTTTCTGAATCCATTTATCATCACTACCATCTTTATATCCTTTACGGACTTTAGTAGCTCCCGGTTTTTTTGCTGTACTTCTAAAAAATTCTGGCATTATTTTTTGCCTCCTCTACATATTTGTGTACCCTTTATACCAAAAATGCTGGCACATACAAGTA